ATAACCCCGTAATCCCACGTACGTGTACGCTGAATATACAGTCCTGTACCTATATCGGTGTCGCCTACAATATGCTCCGGAACCGTATTCGTTAGTACTAATAAACCTGGATAAGCTACACTTTTTGGTCCGTATAATCTTGACTCGCTTGAGCAATAATAATAGCGGCTATATTGTTGCAGATAACCAGCAGGCATTGCAGTCCCTACAGTATCATTAGTAGGTACATCCTCTCCACTCTCCACTGTAACATATTGACTTGTATCGATTGGCCAACCATTCGCCGAATAATATCTAGCATAACTGCCTACTATATATAAAGATCCATGTCGTTTAGTAACTGTTGTAGGACTTGGTACAGATCCTATTGCAGCAGTTTTACCTACTATTACGTTGCAGCATCCACCTAATTTAGCCCAGCCTCCATTCCAAGAAGAATTTCTATACGGTTTTACCCATAAAGTATCGCTACTTGTTTCCCAAGCCAATGTAGCAATTGGTGCAGCACTTTCTAAGTCATATACTAACGTGCCTAGAGCAAATGATGTAGAGATCGTATCTGTTGGGGTTAAAGTAACTGTAGTATCGTACCCATCATTAGCACTATTTCTACGTTTCAATTCTAGCGTAGATGCATTAAAATAAAAATCACCTGGCTTAAATTTCAATGATGCATCTGTAGTATTTACAAAGCAAGTTATAGGAGGGCCAATTAGTCCGGACTTTGATATAGATGTAATGTTAGATCCGTACAAACGATTAGATATAGCTAGCGGACGATTATCCCATGTAGTAGGCATGTACCTATAGACTATTTGAGTAGATGTATCTACATAATAGGATTCTACTCCAATTAAGGTCCCTGTCGTATCTATTGTTGGGGCAATTGTGTCTGAAGATACTGTACCTAAACTAACCCACGAAGATTCTGTATACAAGTAAGCTGTAGTACCTTCAAAACATAAATCCCCTTCATCAGGTACTTCTGAATTACGGTCATTATTATATACGTAGTAATTAGGTGGCTGCTGACCAGATTTATACTCATCTGGGCTAAATATATCGGACCTATATACTGTATATACTGTATCAACCTCAGTATACCCTTTTGAAAACGACAATGTATGGTAATAAGATTTAGCGGATGTAATCTCTATTGTATAAGAATCTTTATAACTTATCCTGCCTGCACTTTTAATTTCAGTATCTATTTTTACAAATCCAGAACTTGTCGTACTTACAAGTTTGTACATTAGAGTACTAATTTCTGGATCCAAACTAATGTTTCTAGTATATGTACCTAGCAGTTTATTGTCAGCTACTTGCAGATTATCATCAATAATAACTAAATCATTAAGTATTCCTGGAAACACTGGGCCATCTATGTATAAACTACCTCTACCAGATAAAAAGAATGTAGTAGTAGCAACAGTATAATTCTCTCTAAACACAGTACCTACAATTACTGACTTAGCGAGTAATCCAGCTTGCCATACAAAACCATTAACGATCGTAACAGATATATTATCTACATGCCACATCAATCCGCTATAATCAGTATACATAAATTCAATTTTTTTACCAAAATTAGCGTATATAGAGTATACAAAGTCTTGGTATACATTATTTGGCAGAGTTAATTCATTTACATCTAACGCATTTAACGATACGTAAATAGCTAAATGACTTCCGTATATAGGTGTAACTGTTATATTGGTTAAATCTATTGTTACTACAAATCGCTGAAATGATGAGCTAGAACTAGTAGGTAAAGCTTTTATAGAAACTAAATATCTAGGTATAGGACTCACAGCGCTTAAATCAGGTAGATTGATAAATACCGTGTACGGATATTCTATTGATTGAGTAGATCCTCCTGGGTATATAGCAGTTAGTTTTATTGGATATGATCCTAAATTTAGTTGATCAAACGGTATTACGATCGTAGATGAGGAGTATAATTTAGATACTATATTATCTTTATACATAGAGCTGTGTTGATCAACTACAGATACTGATGTCAATCGATACGTATAATCTATTTCTGGTCTAGATGTCTCTATATGAAGAATTAAATCTAGAGAAGGGAAAGCGTCGGATATAGATCCGTTTAGACGTATTTCATGCCATACCTTAGTAATTTTAGGTCTTGGGATCGTAATGGACGTTTCAGTTAACGTGAATAAATTTTCAAATTCATTTTCTGATAATAAATCAATTTCCTCAAATTTATCAGGATTATACTGTAACGCGGATACTTTATATGTATAATCCCCGTTATCTTCGATCGACATTACTAAATATTCAGTACCAACTGTAGGCCGATCACTTATAGCTATAAATACTTCATCATTATGATTGTACTTATCAGCGCTTATAAATGACGGATTTATTGGTATAGACGATATCGTACTATCTTCTACTGGAGTATAATCATAAGTGTACACATCTGTAACAGCTACATTAGATTTTGATGCTACCTTAAAATAATATAAAACTGATGATTCAACACTGATAGGCTCATTAAAAGTAAATAAGTTATTTACTTTATCTACTTTACCTACTCTAACAGCATAACAATTTTTATCAGCGTCAAATACAGTTATGACATCTCCAGGCGCCATGTATATCGATTCTACGGATGCTGAAAAAGTAATTAAATGCTGATTCATCAATTCTGATAATAACGCCCATTTTCCAAATCGGCGCGCTTGTCCCCGACTTGTACACCCAAATGCATTTACTGCAAGTTCATTGTATCCTAGCTGTGATATGACTGTCGGTAACTCTATAACCTCTAGTTTTGGAGTATACATATCATTCGCGTCAACCCACGAAACTTTACAAATAGAATGTCGATTTTGCCTAGACGAGCCTACATACGAAAATTCTCCGTTAACCACATTTTGATTAGAGTACGTCATTACCGAAGTGCCGTACTTATCTGACTTTAAGTATAGATTCCCTTTGCTCCAAAATGCAAGTCCTCGAAATACAGAAAGAAAATCTTTTAATAATGTTGCGGCGTCAACTGATTTAGTGATGAAAACATTCAACCTAAATCGCCGTTCTAACCCTCCAAATCCGTCTGAAACTAACTCATCACAATATTTACCAATCTCATAAAATGTCCATTTATCTAAAAATGAATCTAAAACTTGACCACCTAACCCATAACGCTTATTTGTTAATAAATCATATAAACACCATACCGGATTATCCGACCATTCTGTTTTGAATGAGCCGTCCCATATACCAGAATATATCGCAGATGTAGCATTATAATTACTCGGGACTTTAATTTTTAATAACTTTAATTTATACTGACGCGAACGTAAATCAGGGTCAACACCGGTGTCAGCGAATAACCGTACACACGCTGTATTCGGTAACGCTAAATTCATCGGAAGTAAAAACACAGCTTTTACAACTGCAATAGATGTTGAGGCATCTGTTTTAGATTCTTTTGCGGGGCCTACAATCTGCACAGTAAGTGCATCACTTGGACAATCAAAATCGTAATCTATGCCAAATCGCGAAGTAATAATTCCTGTATAACTAAATTCATACTTATGAACCGCACTTGTAGTGGTTACATACGCATACATCTTTGCTTCCCGAGCAATATACTCGGCGGTATTAACGTCTAATCCGTACAAAGAATTAATAGCAAAATTAATCTTTATTTTTATAGTATTTTCCGGGATCGATCGAATTACTTTCTCCTCGCCAGTAATAAACTCAGTATTTAGCGGATCTAATATGCTAAGCCCATCAGGTGTCTTACCGAAGACATCATTACCATTATAATAGATAATACCTCTAACAAAATTTATATCGCTTACAACACCTGTATCAGGATTTAATAACGGAACACCTGTTAACCCAGAATTTGTATTAGTAATAGAATCTTCACTAGTAAATGCATATACGTTAAACACAGTTAATATTGCAGAAATAGATATAGTAGTACCACCTACTGATCCTACAGATATAACAGCAATTTTTGATCTTGATATATGAGTTATAAACTTACCGGCTCGAGCATCAAAAGTATATATTCCTGGAGAAGAACTCCCATGTGCTACAGTCACCTCATCGTAATCACTGCTCGATCCGTAATATAAGCGAATAACGTCAAATGACGTATATGTTCCTAGATCCTCCTCTAATGAGGGCATAGTAGTAGGGTTTAATGCAGTAGTAACTCCACTTACTTCAAGACTAACTCTTATTGTTCTCGCCGGTAGCGAAAATAACTGGTTTGCTTGTAACTGATTAAAGGTAGCGGTAAGGCTGTGCTGCCCTTCATACCCTGTTAATCCGGAGATCCCGTTTGCTATCGGCTCTCCAGTATAGGCGCTTACTTCCGCACCATTTAGAAAATAAGATTGCTTATTTACAGGACCTTGAATAGGCCCTTCGCAAATAATATCGACTAAACGAACTAGTTCTTTCGTTTTTGGTGATGTAGCAGATTTGACCCGTGTTCCGGCAGCAAATTGATTAGCGATATTTGTTGCTGCTATACTCTCGGTTGAAGTAATATCCATTAGACTGGTACCGTTGAGATAACTGTAGAAAGAATGGATCCTGTAACAAGCATCGTACCGTACCCAAAAGGCATAGGTGATCCAGATATCATTCTAAAATCGCCTCCTGCATAAAAACTACTTACAGCCTCATCAACTGTACCTTGATCATCTAATTTAGGCTGCTTCATTCCAGGAGCTAGTAACGCTAATACGCCACCAATTATCATAGACACCCCGGCACCAATTAAAGCCATCCCTATAGTAGGTGCAAAAGGTGATATAAACAATCCTATTCCAACTAAGACGATACCTGCTAAAAATTGGAATACTTCATCAAAATTAACTACTAACCTAGGTGTAATTACTACAAAATCATTTAATGCATGGTTTAATTCATCTTTTCCTAACAACTTTGCCCCGTGCTGCACAGTATATACATACCCTTGCCTAGACAATTCCATGATTCTAGACTTAAAATTTGTAAAATTTGCTGATAGTGCGCTAATAATTTCACGAGTAGTTCTTATATTGAAAACGTGTTTACGTCCATATTCAGCCCCTAAAATTCCTGCTAAATAGACTTTAATCATACTAACCTCACTATTTTATGCTCGTACTTGCTATATAATTGATACCGGCTTATATGTGTTGGCACACTTTGTCCGCCGTGTCTAAATGAAAATTCATCTACAAAAATTCCGACATGTGAATAATAATGTCTCTTCCACTTAATTAGTATTATATCACCTTTTTTAGGATCGTCAACTTCTTCAAATTTGAATTTACGAGTTATGTATGGGTATACATGAGATGAGCAATTATTTTCTGTGTAATATGTACCCATTAATCTTCCAATGTCGGAAATCCACCAAATCTTAATGGACTAGTACCAAATCTCAAAGAACAACTCTTCAATCGTTTTCCACAACGATCAGTCTCTGGCAACGCAATATAATCGCTATAATCATAATATTTACCGCTTATCGGCACCCACCCACACGTATCAGGATCTTTGTATTCCCATATACACGTGCCTTTGCTTACAACACGTTTAGGATATTTGATATGCTCAATATCAAATGGGGTCATCAAATCGAATTCAATAAAGAATCTATTTTCGGTAATTTTTTGAGAAATGTAATAAAAATCGTAGTTATAGATTTTATCTGAAGTCTCTAAATCATCTGTAGCAAATTTTGAATTTACTGTTATACCTGCACCTACGAAATCTTTATAAGAACGATCTAAACCAGATATAATGGCACTAATTGTAGGATCTAATTTAGTTATTTTTACTTTTGGCCGCGACGCTTTTCCGTCAGAGTCCCGTGACATTCCTTCAAGCATCATTGCTATAGGATAAAATGTGATATCAGGATATACTGTTTGGTCATACCTCATAAATGATGTTGTAATAGGTTGGTTAAATTTTTCCCCAGCATTATAAAAATAATACCTTTGCTGGGCATTGCCGGATGTTACAAGATTAATGAATGATAAATCTAACTCAAAAAACTGAATTAGATCCGGTAGTTCGCTTGCAGTAAGATTAAGATCCGGCATTACGATACCACCTGTCTAAATTTTGCTTTAATTGTATTGACGTTATACGATGAATATGATTGCGACCATTCTTCGCATACATAATATTTTTCGACGCCTCGCGGATTTGTCCATGAAAAACGCTTGTAACCTGCACGTGTGCTGAAAAAATCCATGATCGCATTAGCATCCGATGTACTAAAATTGTCGAAGGATAGATTCCAGTTTTCTAAAGCATTATTTAAGCCCCCAAATCTTTTCTCGTAGCCATCACCAAATTTTACGATCGTAACTTCCGGCTTCATAGATAATTCGGTTGAGAATGACGCTGCCCACGTAAATTCACTCATATTAACTCCTGTACCGATTTAACATTCCACCCTTGCGCATCTCGTCCGCAACGGTCTTTACGACTACTGTTTTAATTGTATCATGCATCGCTTTCATCTGCGCACGTTTATCCGCAGCGGATGCTTGATTTTCGTCATTACTACCTTCACCAACCATATTTACAGTAACTGTAATAGAATTATTTGATATACTCGAATTACCTCCAACCGAGCGTACTCCAAGTCGGCCTGAATTATCACGTGCTAATGGCATAATTGCTTCCGGGCCAGCTTCACCCATCAATCCGATTGGAAAATTAGTTGGGCGATCCACGACACTATTAGTAAACGCACCTCCTCCAGCAAATGCTAATACATTTCCGTTATTGAATGCTGCTCCATTAGCGGCTTTGATCCCTCCAAAAAACGACGTAGCGATTGAGCTAACCGCTTTTTGCACAGCCATTTTTGCCAACATAGATAAATAACTAGCAGTGATGTCAGCCATCATCTTGCGCATTGATTGGATGAAATCCCCCATCTTAAATTTTCCAGTCATAATCATTTCTGATAAACTATTACTTAGTGCACTTTCCATTCCTTCCATAACATCCAAGAAAGTCTGTCCGACCGTGCGCATATTAGACATACGTTCTTTTAGATCATTCTCTATCGCACCAACGAATGACCGATCGTACTCAGTTGCTTCTTTAGCGGCATCAATATTTAATTGGTACTCGTCACGTATCTTTTTCAGCGTTTCTGCGACGACTTCAGGCGCTGCACCGATCGTTTGTAACTGATCTTTGCGTAAATTCATGTCTTTATCGCGACGACGCTCTAAATCAGATACTTCACGCTCTCCTTCAGTCATAAATCTTGTAGACCGATTGTAAGCAAAATCTTCACGTTCTTCACGTAAATCTTGCATCGATTGGGCTACACCTTCCTTGATCTTATTAACAAATATTTGAGTAGCATCGCCAAGTGCTTTGCCGAGCGCGCTTAATTCATCTTCCATACGTTTAATCTGCTCGGCAGATAGACGATTTCCTCCAGCATCCCGGGCTTTAATAATATTCTGAGATAATTTATCGATCTCTCGTTTTGCTTGTAAGAACGATTCGACTTCGGAGCCCATCTTAAGCAATGCCGGATTTGCATCAATCATCGCAGCACGTTGATTACTAACTTCTAATTCCTTCGTTTGATTTGCAACGAATTCAGCCGATTCTTTTACAGCTACGAGTGCATCAATATTTGCAGCGACATTACGTAATTTCTCAACATCCGCAGCAGAAAATTTCTGTGCATCACTATCATTACGTAACATCGAATTTAAACGCGCAGTAGCTTTACCATAACTCTTACCAACTTCATCACGTAAATTCTCATATTCCTGTAATGAACTTTGTAAACTCGCATCTAAACTCTTGAACATCGATTCAAACTTCTGCGCAATCGGATCTACTTTCTCACGACCAGAGGATGACATCTCCTTGGTCTGTTGTGCAATCTCATCCATCTTACGATGTCTGGCATATACTTCAGCTTGCTGCTCAGGGGGAATACCAAGCATATCCATTTCTTCTTGGTTCACCTGACTTAGATAATATCCTCCACCTGATTTCTTAGTACGTTTACCAACCACAGATGCAAACTGACGCTGACTTTCGTTAATAAAGGCTGCCTGCGCGTTTTCTAAAAGCGCACTACGTAATTCCGCTAATTGGTTTTCAGCCGATTTCTTCTGATCTCCAGTACTAGTACGTGCAGTATTCACCAATGATGCCATATCCGCATGCTGCCCACCAGATTTGATAATAGTCTGTAGTTCCTCATCATTCATACTTTCTATAGCTTGTAATGGAGCGAGAATAGCAGTAGCCCCAGTCGATTTCACACCTTTTGAGTGCAGTAACGCAGTTGCTTTTAAGGTCGCAGTATTTATCTTTAAATCTGTAATAGATTTGGTTATATGCGACATCGTTTTAGAAAATTCTTCCGTCTGCATATTTACTGCTTCAGTCGCTAACGAAAACGCAGCTCGAACTTCAGTGTGGGATAATCTCACTTTAGATAACAATTCTAGTTCATCAACCGCTTCCTCTAATTTATCCTTATTATCTAATACAGTTTGCAACGGTTCCTTTAGATACTTATCTATTACGATACCTAAATTCTTATACGCCTCAGTTAATTTTTTCTTGTAGGCTGGGTCCTGCGTTGCCTTGAATACCAAACTATTTACAGCTGCATTTTCATCTAAACCAGCTAAAGTTCTATTATTCGCATCTGCTGAAGCAAGCTGTATCGGTTGAGACTGTTCTGGCAAGGCCAATGGACCAGCAGGAGTAGGTTTAGGCTTAGG